ACAGAAGCAGCTCCAGGTAACAATGTTGGTTCAGTAGCAAACTGGAATCCAGTATTAATCGCACTAGTAAGACGTGCTATGCCTAACTTAATGGCATACGACATCTGTGGTGTACAACCAATGTCTGGCCCAACTGGTCTTATCTTCGCAATGAAGTCAAGATACGGTGGTGGTTCAACATCAAATAGAGAAGCATTATTCAACGAAGCTGAAACACGCTTTTCTGGAGACAGTGGTGGCACTCATGATTCTGATAACGTATCAGGTTTAAGAGACTCACAAGCTGGCGTAACAGCTGCTGCAAATATTGGCACAATAGACGACGACAGACTTACAGCTCTTGCAGCTGGTGGTATGCCAACTGTAGACGCTGAAGAACTTGGCGCATCTACTGGTAGTACCTTTAATGAGATGGGTTTCACTATTGAAAAAGCAACTGTGACTGCTAAGTCAAGAGCGTTAAAAGCTGAATACAGCTTAGAATTAGCTCAAGACCTTAAAGCTATTCATGGTCTAGACGCTGAGACAGAATTGGCAAATATCTTGTCAACAGAAATCTTAGCTGAAATCAATAGAGAAGTTATTAGAACTATTAACTCTCAAGCTAAAACTGGTGCTTTACAATCTAACACTGCTATTAACGGTATTTTTAACGTTCAGACAGATGCAGATGGTAGATGGTCAGTTGAAAAGTTCAAAGGACTAGTATTACAGATCGAAAGAGAATGTAATAGAATTGCAATCGAGACACGTAGAGGTAAAGGAAACTTTATCGTATGTTCATCTGATGTAGCATCTGCACTTTCTGCAGCTGGTATGTTAGACTACACACCTGCAATGTCAACAAACTTAAATGTTGATGATACAGGTAATACTTTTGCTGGTACTTTAAACGGTAGAACAAGAGTTTACATCGACCCGTATGCTCAGCAAAACTATGTGACAGTTGGATATAAGGGAACTAACCCATACGATGCTGGTCTATTCTATTGCCCATACGTTCCATTAACAATGGTACGTGCTGTTGGTGAAGATACATTCCAACCAAAAATTGGTTTTAAAACCAGATATGGAATGGCATCTAACCCATTTGTAGGTGCTACACCTGCTGATGGCCTAGCCGCAGTTAAGACTAACCAGTACTACAGAATATTCAGAGTTGACAATATTCTAGGTGCTTAGTCTAGTACTTTAAATTAATATTAGAAGAGGGACGAAAGTCCCTCTTTTTTTCATATAAATAGATGTATGGCATTAACTACAAACTTTAACTATCTACAACCAACTGGATTTAAGTTAGTAATAGATAGAAAAAATTATCCGAACTTAGAGTTCTTCTGTCAAGATTTTACCCATGCTGGTGTGATTATGAATACGGCAGATCTTGGCTATAAGAAAATAGCAGCAATTCCATTTATAGGTGACAAACTTACTTATAATGAAATGTTGGCAAATATAATCATTGATGAAGATATGAAAACTTATACAGAGATGCACAACTGGATGAGAAGAAATCTTGATCAAGATAATGTAACAGCACTTGATAGATTTAATAACGCAAATGCGATACCTGCAATGTCTGATATAACGTTATCAATATTAAATAGTTCTAATAACGCAATAGCACAAATTATATATAGAGATAGTATACCAACAGCATTAACTGATATTCAGTTTCAAGCCACAAGTGGTGCTGAATCCTTCTTAACGTTTGGTGCTTCATTTAGATTTACTTATTTTGATATTAAAACAATTAATCCAACATCTGGTGCAATAACAGATTCATTTGATGTAACTGGTACTGTAACCGGTTAATATATATTATTGGAGAGATAATGATAGACTTGAAAAAAGTCCACGAAATGTGGCAAACCGACAGCATTATTAGTAATGCACAATTAGACGAAACTTCTAGAAACACTCCAACCTTACACGCAAAATACTTACAGATTTGGTCTACAGCCAAATTAGAATTAAGACGAGCAGAATTTGAACAAAAGAAACTTTTAAAAGATAAATGGTTATATTACAATGGTAAGATGGACCAGAAAAGTATAGAAGAAAAAGGTTGGGTGCCAGATCCGTTTGATGGTCTTAAAGTGTTAAAAGGAGAAATGGATTACTATTATGATAGCGATCCAGAAATACAAAAATCAGAAGAAAGAATCCAATACTGGAAAACCGTTGTTGACACTTTATCTGAAATTATTGATAACTTAAAGTGGAGACACCAAACTATAGCGAATATGATTAAATGGAAACAATTCGAGTCAGGAAACTAAATCATTCTGTCATACATGTAGATTGCGACAGAGGCATTGGCGCAGAGTTAAGAGAGTTTTTTTCTTTTTTTGTGCCAGGATATAAATTTATGCCTGCGTTTCGTAACAGGCTATGGGATGGAAAAATAAGATTATTTAATCAGATAACTGGTGAAATTTCTGCAGGTTTATTTCCACAAATATTATCATTTGCTGAAAGTCGTGAATACGAAGTTCAGATAATGGAATCAGATTATGGTAGTCCTAATGAAGGTAATAAAATAAATCCAGAATTTATGATGAAATTTATAGATGCTTTGAAGTTACCATTTAAAATAAGAGATTATCAGTTTGATGCAGTGTGTACAGGAATACAAAAGAAAAACACTATATTGTTATCTCCCACTGGTTCTGGTAAATCACTAATCATTTATGTTCTTATGCGATATATGTTAACGTCGTTTGATAATGATGTATTAATTATTGTACCAACTACATCATTAGTTGAACAGATGTATAATGATTTTAAAACCTATGGATATAATGTAGAAGCACACTGCCATAGAATATATTCAGGTAAAGATAAGAACACAAATAAAAGAGTCATAATAAGCACATGGCAATCTATATACAGATTTCTGCCAGAATGGTTTAGTAGATTTGGTACAGTTTTTGGCGATGAGTGCCACGGATTTAAATCTAAATCATTAACAACAATTATGAATAAATGTATAGAAGCTGAATATCGATTTGGTACAACAGGAACACTAGATGGTGCATTAACACACGAATTAGTATTACAAGGATTGTTTGGTAAAGTACACAGAGTTACAAGCACGAGAGAACTACAAGATAATGATACACTTGCTAAACTTACAATACGTAGAATAATATTAGATCATGGCGAAAATATTAAAAAAGATTTTGGTAAAAAAACATACCAAGAAGAAATAGAATTTATTGTTACTAATAATAAACGAAATACATTTATTAAAAATCTTACACTTGATTTAAAAGGTAATACATTAGTATTATATAACTATGTAGAAAAACACGGCAAACCATTATACAATCTTATTAAAGACGAAGTAGAAGAAAGCCGCAAGACTTTTTTTGTATCCGGCGAAACAGCTGCCACTGATAGAGAAGCTATAAGAGCAATAGTAGAAAAACAAAAGAATTCAATAACAGTAGCATCTCTCGGTACGTTTAGTACAGGTATAAATATTAGGAACCTACATAATATTGTCTTTGCATCACCATCTAAGTCACAGATAAGAGTTTTGCAAAGTATTGGTAGAGGTTTAAGAAAAACAGATGATAATAAAGATGCAACTCTTTACGACATCATTGATGACATAACATGGAAGACAAAGAAAAATTTTGGTATATTACATGCTGATGAAAGATTAAGAATTTACGGTAGAGAAAAATTTAACCATAAGACTTATAGAGTGAATTTATGAATATAAAACAATTTAAATTAACTAATAATGAAGAAATAATTTGTGAAGTCGTTGATTGGGACACTGGTGACGAAGCTGGTGATGTTTTAGTTAAACGAGCTTTAAGGGTAATTGGCGTAGAAGATTATCAAAAAGGATGGAGGTTCTTTTGTTTTAGACCTTGGATGTCTTTTCAAGATGATCCTACTTCTTTACAAACTTTAAATTCAGCACATATAATAGTAACGACCAATCCATCTAAAGACATACTAAAACATTATAATAGATGTATAACTCGTATAGCTGATGATGTGAAAAGAAATACTAAAACAACAGCATATGCTAATCTAGATGAAATACAGGATGAATTAAGAGAATTAACTGATGATGAAATGGATGATTTCTTATACAATAAGTACGGTGCAACTGAAGAAGCTCCATCTTCTTTAGATTCTGATAGTGGTAAGATAATTAAATTTAGACCACGGAAGACCTTTCACTAAGGTATATTCCCCCTCTCCCCGTATACTCTTTTATTATACCATACTTTTTAACAAATGTACACCATTATATTTTTAATTAAGAGACAAATTAAACAGTGTACATTTACGTAAAATCAGTGTATAATAATACTATAAAATAAAGGTTATAACAATGGCACGCAAAAAAAGCATACATTACGTTAACAATTCTGACTTTTCTACTGCAGTAGTCGAATATGTTGAAAGAGTTGTAATTGCAAGAAAAGACGAAACTAAAATTCCAACAGTTCCAGATTATGTGGCACAATGTTTCTTAAAAATAGCTGAAGGTTTATCGCATAAAGGTAACTTTATAAGATACACATACAGAGAAGAAATGGTTATGGATGCAGTTGAAAACTGTTTGAAAGCAATTAGCAACTATAACTTAGAGGCTGCTACTAGAACTGGTAAACCAAATGCATTTGCATATTTTACTCAGATAACATGGTATGCATTTTTAAGAAGAATTTCAAAAGAAAAAAAACAACAAGAAATTAAATTAAAATATTTAGCTAAATCTGGTATTGATAGCTTTATTGATACTGGTACTGAATCTGTAGCAGCAGGTCAAGCAGCACATTTTGTTGATACTCTTAAAGACAGAATTGCAAGAGTACGTAATACAGATAATGAAGTAAAAGAAATAGTTAAGAAAGAAAAAAAGAAACGTAAAACTAAATTAGCGGATTCAGACTTAAGTGAGTTCATGTTATGAAGGTAGGTATTACTGCTTCTACATTTGATCTATTACATGCTGGTCATGTTGAGATGTTAAGAGAAGCAAAAGACCAATGCGAATATTTAATATGCGCTTTACAAATAGACCCATCAATCGACAGAATAGAAAAAAACAAACCTGTTCAAACTATAGTTGAAAGATATACACAATTATCTGCAGTTAAATTTGTAGATGAAGTTATTCCATATATGTATGAATCTGATCTTGTAGATATACTTTCTATGAGAAATATAGATGTACGCGTACTAGGTGAAGAATATAGAGAAAAAGACTTTACAGGTAGAGATATTTGTAAAGCACGTGATATAGAATTGTACTTTAATAAAAGAGAACATAGGTTCAGTACGAGTGATTTAAGAAAGAGAATAACGAATGAAACTAGCAATACTCAATGACACTCATTGTGGAATTAGAAACTCTTCAGAAATATTTTTAGATAATGCAGAAGACTTTTATACAAATATATTTTTTCCGGAATGCGAAAAACGTGGAGTGAAACAAATATTGCATCTAGGTGATTATTATGATCATCGTAAGTTTGTAAACTTTAAAGCACTTAATCAAAATAGAAGAGTCTTTTTAGAACCTTTAAGAAAAAAAAACATGGTTATGGATATTATACCTGGCAACCATGACACCTATTATAAAAATACTAATGAATTAAATTCACTAAAAGAATGCTTAGGTCATTATATGAATGAGATCCATATAGTTATGGAACCAACTGTTATGCAATACGGTTCTTTAAGTATGGGATTGCTTCCATGGATATGCGCAGATAACTACGATCAATCAATGAACTTTATTAGAGACTGCAAAGCAGACTGGTTAGGTTCTCATCTTGAATTAGCTAACTTTGAAATTGGTAGAGGTATTATGGCGCATGGCGGTATGGATCCAAAACTATTTGAAAAGTTTGAACAAGTATTATCTGGTCATTATCATACAGCTTCTAAAAGAGATAACATATGGTACTTAGGTAATCCTATGGAATTCTTTTGGTCTGATGCGCACGACACAAAGTACTTTCATATTCTTGATACTGAAACAAGACAAATAGAAAAAATACAAAATACTTACACTTTATTTGAAAAAATAGTGTACAATGACAAAGAAGTGTGTTATAATAATTATAATAAAAATTTATCTAAAAAATTTGTTAAGGTTGTTGTAGCAGAAAAAACTGATCCATTTACATTTGATAGGTTTATTGATAATATTCAGAATCAAGATATCTATGAATTAAAGATAGCAGAAAACTTTAATGAGTTTATGGGCCAAAATGTTGAAGACGAAGATATGAACTTCGAAGATACAGCTGAAATAGTTGATTCATATGTTGAAGCAGTGGATACGGATTTAGATAAGAGTAAGATTAAAATCCAAATGAGAGAATTGATGACGGAAGCGCAGGCACTTGAAATAGCATGATAAATTTTAAATCTATAAAATATAAAAACTTTTTATCTTCCGGAAATTATTTTACTGAGATACCTTTGAATAAAGATAAGTCAACGCTTATTGTTGGTCATAATGGTGCAGGTAAATCTACTATGCTAGATGCTATATCATTTGCATTGTTTGGTAAACCACATCGTAAAATTATGAAGAACCAATTAGTTAATTCTATTAATCAAAAGCAAGCAGTTGTTGAAGTAGAATTTTCTGTAGGTTCGGCACAGTTTAGAATTTTAAGAGGCATAAAGCCAAACATATTTGAAATATGGAAAGATGGTACAATGATTAACCAGTCTTCCCATTCTTTAGAATACCAGAAGATCCTCGAACAAAATATACTGAAACTTAATCATAAAAGCTTTCATCAAGTTGTAGTTTTAGGCTCCTCTTCCTTTATACCTTTCATGCAACTTAATGCAGGTCATCGTAGAAATGTTATTGAAGATCTTCTGGATATTAATATTTTTTCTAAGATGAATCTTATCATAAGAGAAAGAAATTCTATATTAAAAGAAAGCATTACTAGAATAAGTAATGATACTAATATTGTAAAAAGTAAAATAGAACAACAAGCAAAATACATTCGTGATATTGCTGCTCTTACACAAGAGAATAAAAACAAATATGAAACTCAAGTTGCAACTGGAAGAGAAAGAATAAAAGTACTTCAAAAACAAAATAGTGAATTAAGTTTAGCGCTTGAATCCAGTACAGCTATTGATGAATTAAAAGAACTGCAAACACAAAAGAATAAAGTTATTGGTGAAATTGCTACTATAAAACAAGAAATGAAATCAGTTGCAAAACGTGGTATGTTTTTAGAAAAGAATGACGAGTGCCCTACATGTGATCAACCTATAGCTAATAAAGATAAACTTATTTTAGAAACAAGAAACGAAGCGCATAAGGTACAATCATCTTTAAGTGCAGTAGAACAGAACGGTAGTTCTATTGATACAGATATATTAGCATTAGAAGAAATTATTAAAGACATAAAAGAAAAAACAGATACGATTAATGCAAACAACAGAGAGATTGTTTCAGTAACACAAAACAACGATGAGTTACAAAAGTATTTAGAAAGTGAAGTGTCAGCCGATTTAACTGGAGCGCGTAACGATTTAGAAACTATGAATAATGATAAAGAAAGTTTATTTGAAGAAAAGCTTAAGTTAAATGAACAGTTCGGTTATAATAATGTTATTGCTGAAATGTTGAGAGATACTGGTATTAAAACAAAGATTATTAAACAGTACTTACCTACTATTAATAAACTTGTTAACCAGTTCTTGCAAACTCTGGACTTCTTTGTTTCTTTTAACTTAGATGAAAATTTTAATGAAACGATAAAGTCAAGACATAGAGATGATTTTACTTATGATTCTTTTAGTGAAGGTGAAAAACAAAGAATCGATTTATCTTTATTATTTACATGGAGACAAATTGCTAAAATGAAAAATTCAGTATCAACTAACTTATTAGTACTTGATGAAACATTTGATTCATCACTCGATCATGATGGTATTGAAAACTTATTAAAAATATTATCCATGATGGATGCAAATAGTAATACATTTATTATATCACACAAAGGAGATATATTAGATGGTAAGTTTGAATCCAAGATCGAGTTTATTAAAGATAGAAATTTTTCTAAGATAAAAAATTAAATGAAATTAACTGTGTACATTTACATAAAACTATGGTATAATATTAT